CCGTCTTTCATCCATATCTTTATTTTACCGCCGACTAAACTTACTAGTTTATCTGAAGGAACTATAGCATAGTTTCCTGTAGCGTCGTCAATAAATAATACTTCTTCGAAAGCCTCTGTCTCCGTATATAACTTAATTACTTTTTTACCGAACATTTGTTCTGCGGCATCGGCATCTATACCGCTATTTGATTTATAATTTTTTAAACTAAAGTCTGAAAAGTCTAATCCAGGATAGTTTGCTCTAAATGCATTATCTGCTGCTCCGATTGCTCCTTCAAGTTTATCTCTATCTTGCTCTATTACATCAGCAAAAATTAAATTTAACCTATGTAATGGTCTTTTACCTTTAGTTTGTGTATTAATAGGAGTGTCTAAAATTTGATTTATACCTTTAATAGTATCTTCAATAAACTTCCTATCTGTATTTTTTCCAAATTGAGCTTTTTGCCCCATTGGAATAGCTGATTTTCCTTTTACTTCGATTCCTTTATTCCCAACTCCAACATCTCCATGAGGGGTATCTCCGTTAACGTCTGCTGTTAAAGTACATAAAAGTACTTCTCCTTTACCAGTTGCTACGTTTCCTACTTGAGGTTTAATATCAAATAGGTACTTTATAGTAGCATCTGAAAATAATGATTTAAATTTGTCTTTAAGATTACCTCCAGTGCCTAATTGTTCGTATGTAATAGGTGATCCTGTAATGTATTTATGGTATGCTTGTACGTCTCCGTTTTCTACCATTGTATTGTATATAGATTTAGATATACTAGATACTGATTTACCTTTATTATTAAGAAACTCTAGTATATCGTCTTTATAAGCAACTCCAGAAATACCATTAAGTATCTGTTTAAGTTGTTGACCAGTAAAGTCACCGCTTTGTATTGCTGCAATTACTTCTTTCTTAGATATCTCACCGTCTGCGTTTGTTGTTAGTTCTGATATTAGTCTATCTAAGACTACTTTATCTTCGGCATTATCTAATGATGGAGTACCTGTTCTAGATCTCCATGCCCATTCTCTGTATAGTTTTTCTGTTACGTTCATTATGCTTCTGGTTCTTCTCCGTCTTCGAAATCAATAGTTTCTCCACCTAAATCAGCTCCGCCTTCTTCACCTCCGGCATCATCTCCACCTAAAGCGTCTATATCAGCTCCACCTTCTTCACCGCCTTCGTCTCCTCCTTCATCCCCAGGGAAGTCACCGCCGCCACCTCCTCCGCCTCCGGAATCAGTATCAGCGGGCTCTCCTTCTCCAGCCCCGCTCATTGGACCTTCTTTGTAAAGTCTCGCCAACTTATCGAGAGCCTGTTGGTATTCGTCTATCTTATCGATATAGTAACGTTTACCCATTATTTGAGCTTCAAATCCTGTACCAGTCCATTTAAGAATATACGATTGTCCGTTTTTGATGTTCACCCTGAAAGACGATGGTCTAGGAGATATCCAGTCAATGCTTTCAACGAACTCTTTGAATTGGTCTGTTTGAAGCTTAATTATAGCTTTCTTTAATGTTGGGAACTTCCCTAGTATTTCATCAGTAGCATCCTCTAATACAGTCTCTTCTGGAGCTTCTGTATCAGGTTCTTCTTCTGGTGTTGGTTCTTCTTCGTTTAAGGAATCAATAAG